ACTAATATGGAAAAACAAAACCTAGTTCCTAGTGTGTTCGAGGGTTTCGTGCCTTGGGGTCACTTCAAGGATATTAAACAGATTGTAAAGTCTGGTTTGTTCTATCCTATATTTGTTACTGGCTTGTCTGGTAATGGTAAGACTCTTATGATTGAACAAGTTCATGCTGATATGAACAAAGAGTTAATCAGAGTTAACATTACTATCGAAACTGACGAAGACGATTTACTTGGTGGTTTCAGATTGGTCAATGGAGAAACTAAGTTTGTTCCAGGGCCTGTTATTGAGGCGATGGAAAAAGGTTGTACTCTTTTACTTGATGAGTGTGACTTAGGTTCTAACAAGTTAATGTGTTTACAGCCTGTCCTAGAGGGTAAAGGTGTTTACTTGAAAAAAGTAAACAAGTGGATTACTCCTAAAGATGGTTTTAATGTGATGGCAACTGCCAATACTAAAGGTAAAGGTTCAGAAGATGGTAGATTCATTGGAACTAACATTTTGAACGAGGCTTTCCTTGAGAGGTTTGCTGTTACAATTGAACAGCCTTATGCTTCTGCTGCTGTCGAAAAAAAGATTGTTCTTGGTTCTATGAAAAAGTATGGAACTGTAGACGAAGACTTTGCAACTAACTTAGTTACTTGGTCTGAAGTTATCAGAAAGACTTTCTATGATGGTGGTGTTGATGAGTTGATATCTACTAGAAGACTTGACCACATTGTCAAAGCCTTTGCAATCTTCAAGGACAAAATGAAGTCTATTGAAATGTGTGTCGCTAGATTTGATGATGACACTAAAGAATCTTTCATGGACTTATACACCAAGATTGATGCTGGTGTAAATCCGTTAGAAGAAACTACTGAAATTCCAACAGTAGAAACAACTAATGACGAAGAACCTCAATTCTAGGTTCTTCTAAAAAAAATTATGCATAGGGGTTGTAATCTAGGGTTACAATCCTTATATATAATATAGAGGGTAAATGGGGAAAGTACCAGCGGCGTGTTGGCGTTTACTCTCTACACAAAGACAACGCCATTAAGGGTTGTCAACACAATCTTGCTTTAAAAGGAGATAAACATGGTAAGCAAATCTTATAATACACTTAGTCTTTTCGACAATCTAAATCAACTAACACCATATGCCGTAGGTTTTGATAGACAGTTTAATCGTCTAAACGATTATATTAAACATCAACAACAATCTACAGGCTTTCCACCTTATAATATTCAAAAGGTAGAAGACTTCAAATATACTATTGAACTAGCACTTGCTGGATTCAGTAAAGATGATATTGAAGTAGAAGTCGCAGATGGTGTACTTACAGTTCGTTCTATAGGTAGAACTGTTAGTGATGAAGAAGATGCAGCTGATGAGTGGACACTACATAGAGGAATCTCTTATAGAAAGTTCAATCGTAAGTTCACACTTTCTGATGATGTTGTAGTTAATGATGCTAAGTTAGAGAACGGACTCTTGACAATCGAATTAGAACAGATTGTTCCAGAGGAAAAGAAACCACGACTCATTAAAATTAAATAGCAAAAAAGTAAAAGAGGCGTTGACAATACGCCTCTTTTATGTTATTGTATTAATAATGAATAAATCCACATTGAGGAGATTATATTATGGGATTAAAAATGTTCGACCTACCGCCAGATGGTCTTGTCGATGGCGCAATTGCAGAAGTAGATAAAACACAATCAACATCAAAAGAAATAAAACCAGAAATTATTACTGAACAAGTTTCGCCTGAAGACCCAATTAAGAAAAAAGTTAAGATGCCTGATGGCGCAACATATCCAGAGGGTTCAGCTGAATATGAAAAAATTGTAAAAGAGTACAAACTAGAGAGCCCAGGCCTGATTGCTGCTATGAGAAGTAAACTCGCAGTTCACATGATGAAAGTAGAAATACCTTTAGATGTAATTGATGAATTAAATAACCATATTGATAATGTAGTTATTCCAGCAAATGATGATTATTCGGATGGTTTAGTTGGACAAATTAATCAAAATAAAAAATCTGCACAATTAAGTTTCAATCTTTTTGATAGTGGTGCTGGTACTGCATTTAAAACAATTCTTGATGAATGTTCAAAGTCATATATGAAACAAGGTTACAATCAAGATGTAACTGCTGATACATTTGAGGCATGGACAGTTCACAGTTATGCTGGAGATTATAATCCATTACACGATCATGGTTGTAGAACTGAAGCTGGACTTTCAATGATTCTATATCTTAAAGTTCCAGAATGTATTCAAAAATTACCAGACCCATCAGAGTTTGGTGGTGGTGTGTCCATTAATCAGGCAAGTGGTGTGGTTGATGGTTATACTTATTTTACTTGGGGTAATAATGTAATGAGGGATGTTGTTGCTTTAAAGCCAATTACAGAAGAATATGTAAAGCCAGTGGCTGGAACTCTTATCATCTTTCCAAATTGGTTGAGGCATTCTGTTAATCCATTTTTTGGTGAGGGTGAAAGAAGAACATTTTCTGCAAATGTAAATCTTTTTAACAATCAAAACTTTAAATTACAAGGTAAAGTATTTGGAGATATGACAAATGAAGAAAAACAAAATGTTATATCACAATATCGTGAAAGAAAAAAAGTAAATAAACAAACTGGAGAAGAAATTAAATAATGATAGACTACAAATATGATGAAGATAAGGCTTTAACAGAATTAAAATCTTATATTGACAGTACATACAATGAACACTATAGTAAGAATAAGTTTCAGGCAACTGAATTTATTATTGATGGTGGTCATGGTGAGGGTTTTTGTATCGGTAACATACTAAAGTATGCACAAAGATATGGAAAAAAGAATGGCAAGGACAGAAAAGACTTGTTAAAAGTAATACATTATGGTATAATAGCATTATATACAAACAAATTGGAGAATCTAAATAATGAAACTAAGTAGTCACACAACTTCTGTATTGAAGAACTTTTCAACTATTAATCAAAATCTAGTGATTAAAGAGGGAAATACAATTACAACTATGTCTGCAATGAAAAATATCGTTGCAAAGGCTGAGGTAGAGGAGAGCTTTCCACAAGAGGTTGCAATCTATGACCTAAATGAATTTCTAGGTGCATTGTCTTTGTTTACAAGTCCAGTTCTAGAATTTAATGATAGCTATGTTATGATTAGTGAAGAAACTAAACCTACAACTAAAATGAAGTATTTCTATTCAGACCCATCTGTAGTTACAAGTCCTAGTAAAATGATTACTATGCCATCAGAAGAAGTTAAGTTTACAATGAGTAATGAAGACTTATCTAAACTTAAAAGAGCTGCAGGTGCTATTGGTGCACCAGACATGGTTCTAGAAAGAAATATGGATTTAGAACATGCACCATCTTCTATTACTGTTAAAGATAAAAAGAATGATACTGCAAATAATTATTCTCTTGATGTTGCCACAGTTGGAAATGGTCAGTTTAACTTCTTTTTCAAAGTAGAAAATATGAAACTACTTGATGGAACTTATGATGTTGCAATATCATCTAAGAATATTAGTCATTACAAAAACAAAAGTTCTGACATAGAATATTGGATTGCACTTGAGCCTGAATCAACTTACACAGTTTAAGTTAGGGGTATTATATTATGGAAACTTTTTTGTGGGTCGAAAAATATCGACCAACCACCATCAACGATTGTATTCTTCCAGATGATTTAAAAAAGACATTTGGTATATTTGTTCAAGATAAAGATATACCAAACATGATTTTATCTGGTGGGCCAGGTGTAGGTAAAACTACAGTTGCCAAAGCAATGCTTGATGAAATTGGTGCAACTTATATGATGATAAATGGTTCTGAAGAATCTGGTATTGATGTACTTAGAACTAAAATCAAAAACTTTGCATCTACTGTTTCACTTGAGGGTGGTAGAAAATATCTAATTATAGATGAAGCAGACTATCTAAATCCTCAATCTACTCAACCTGCTCTTCGTGGGTTTATGGAAGAATTTCATAAAAACTGTGGATTTATTTTTACTTGTAATTATAAGAATAGATTAATCCCAGCATTACAATCTAGATGTTCTGTTGTTGATTTTATTATTCCTAATAGTCAGAAACCTAAACTTGCATCTAAATTTTTTGCAAGAGTTGGAGATATTCTAAATAGTGAGAATGTAGAATTTGAACCTAAAGCTGTGGCAGAACTTATGAATAAGTTCTTTCCAGATTGGAGGCGAGTTCTTAATGAACTACAAAGATACTCTGTGTCTGGTAAGATAGACGCTGGTGTTCTTGTTAACATATCAGAAAGTAATATCAATGAACTTATACAATCACTTAAAGACAGAGAGTTTACCAATGTTCGTAAATGGATTGTGCACAATCTTGATAATGACCCAGTTCGTATTTTTCGCCGTGTTTATGATTCCCTTTATGATAATCTGGATGGTTCTACTATCCCCCATGTGGTTGTTATCCTTGCTGAGTACCAATATAAAGCCGCCTTTGTATCA